GAGCCGCTGGACATCGCGGGAAACCCCGTGCCAATGCCGCAGCGCAACCTGGCCGAGCCCCCGATCCAGGCGCTCTCGATCGGCGCGGCGCAGGCGTCCGACGACATCAAGGCGACCACGAACATCTACGACGCCTCGCTCGGCGCGCGGTCGAACGAGACGTCGGGCGTGGCGATCCGCCAGCGGCAATCGCAGGGCGGCCTGTCGAACTTCCACTTCATCGACAACCTGAACCGCGCGATCTTGCAGTGCGGCGCGATCCTCTGCGACCTGATCCCGAAGATCTACGACACCCCGCGGGAGGTTCGGATTCTCGGCGAGGACCTGAAGGAAGAGATCGTCAAGGTCAACCAGCGGTGGACCGACGACCGCGGGCAGGAGCACTGCTACGACCTCCTGAACGGCAAGTACGACGTACGCCTCAAGATCGGCCCCAACTACGAGACGGACAGGGAAAAGACCGAGGCGATGGTCACCGAACTGGCCCGCGCGTATCCGCCGATGATGCAGATGGCGGGCGATCTCGTCCTCAAGAATATGAACTTCCGCGGAGCGGAGCAGATCGCCGAACGCCTGCGGAAGTCGTTGCCGCCGGGACTCGCCGACGACGGGAAGGCCAAGCCGGTCGAACTGCTGGCGGCGCAGAACCAGCAGATGGCGCAGACGGTCGAGCAGCTCACGGAGATCGTACAAAAACAGAATGAGGAAATCCGCACCGCGCGTATCGAGTCGGAATCGAAAGAGCGCATCGAGCAGGCGAAGATCGAGTCGAGCGACCGCCAGGCTGCGCTCAACGCCCAAGTCAAGATCCTCGAACTGAACGAGAAGCTCACCAGCACAGAAAACATCGCCCTGCTCCGCGCCGAGATGGCGCAGTTACAGGCGCAGATCAACGGCATGGCGAGCGGGCGGGCGGCCGCTGACACCGCCGCATCTCTGGAAGAGCAGCCCGAAACGATGCAGCAGCCCGGCCCGCAGCCGGGAATGATGCCGCCGGAAGGGCCGCCGATGGGCGAGCCGCCGGCGATGGAACAACCGACCTTATGACCGAAGCAGAAACTCCCCTCGAGCAAGGGACCGAGACGCTGCCAGAAGTGCCGGGATCCGCGGAAGTTCCTCCAACGGATTTTCGCGAGTACGAGCGCTGGCGCCGAACGGGTGAATTGCCCGAGCAGGAGGAAGTAAAACCCGCGGCCGCGGAGACGCCGGCCAAAACCGCACCGGACTCGGAACCGGACGACAAACAGGAAACAGGGGAAGAAGAACACGACGAAGCGGCGACGGGCCGCGGGAGTTCGCGTCAACGAAAGATAGACCGGCTGGTCAAAGAGAACACCGAACTGCAGCAGCGCGTGCTGGCGCTCGAGCAGAAGCCGCTTGCCGCAGAGGAGCCAGGGCAGAAGCCCAAGGCGCCCGCGGACGGTAAGCCGAAGCTCGAGGACTACCAGACGCTCGAGGACTACCAGGAAGCTCTGACCGACTGGAAGCTCGACGACCGCGAACGCAAGCGCCAGGCCGCAGAGGCTGAACGCGAGGCGCGAGAGGCGAGCGAGAAGGTCCAGGCCGCCTGGTCGAAACAGGTGAAGGCCGCGTCGAAGGTTCACGAGGACTACGAAGACGTGATCGATACGGTCAAGGCGCCCGAAGGACCGGGCGTTGCGGCCGCGCGTCAGGCGATGCTCGAGGACGACAACGGCGCGGAGATCCTGTATTACCTGGCGAAGCATCCCGCGGACATGAAACGTATTGCGGCGCTGTCCCCCGTGTCGGCAGTGCGCGAGATCGGCAAGCTCTCGGCGAGCTTCACCCCTGCTCCTGAAAACGGAAAACCGAAAGTAACCGGCGCCCCCAAGCCGCCCCCGCCAAGCGGACGTCCTTCCAAGGTAACGAGCGAATCGCTCGACGATCCCGAAGTGGTGAAGGACTACGCGCGGTGGGAAAAGCTAAGGCGGGCGCAACTCGGGAGAAAGTAAGTGCCCAATACGCTGTTGACAACGCAGCAGATCACCAACGAACTGCTGATGCGCTTCAAAAACAACCTCGGCTTCGCCGGCGCCCTGGAACACACCTGGGATGACAAGTTCGGCGTGGTCGGCGCGAAGATCGGCGACACCCTGCGCCTGCGCGAGCCGGTGTTATTCACCGCCGGGACGAATCCGGACATCACCTCCTCGATCCAGGATGTGATCGAGACGCAGAAAACCCTGACGCTGAATATACAGGCCGTTGTGGCGTTCCAATTCAGTAGCCCGGAATTGGCCCTTTCGATCGACGCCTTTAGCGAGCGTTACCTCAAATCGGCCGGCGTCTCGCTCGCCAACAAGGTGGACGTGGACGGCCTGACGATGGCGTATCAGGCGACGGCCAACACGGTCGGGACGCCCGGCACTCCGATCACGACGCTCGATCCGTTCTGGGCCGCCGGCGCGACGCTCGACGAGATGTCCGCGCCGATGGACGGCGAGCGCTACATGGTCATCAGCCCGCGCCAGCAGGAAGGCGTCCTGAAGGCCGCGCAGGGCCTGTTCCAGTCCAGCACCCAAATCAAGAACCAGTACGAGCGCGGCCGCATGGGAACCATGGGCGGTTTCGAGTGGGTGATGGACCAGAACGTCCGTACCCACACGGTAGGCCCGCTCGGCGGCGCCCCGGCAGTCGGCGCGGCCAGCCAGACCGGCGCCACGCTGGCCGTCACAGGCTTCACCGCGGCCGCGGCGGCTCGCTTAAAGAAGGGCGACACATTCACGCTGCCGACCGTCTTTGCGGTCAACCGGGTGTCGGGCGACACCCTCGCCGTTCTCCAGAAGTTCGTGGTCACCGCGGACGTTTCGTCGGACGGCGCCGGCGCTGCGTCGATCCCGATCTCGCCCTCGATCATCGTCACGGGCGCGGGCAAGACCGTGAGTAATTCGCCCGCGGGCGGCGCCCCCCTGACAATCACGAGCGGCACGGCAAACAGCCTCTCGCCGCAGGGCATCGGCTTCCACAAGGCGGCGTTCGTCATCGGCATGGCGCCGCTGCCGGTCCCGCTCGGCGAGCACTACGCCGCCAACCAGCAGGACCCCGACACCGGCGTGAGCGTCCGGTGCGTGTCGCAGTACGACATCAAGACCGATAAGTTCATCACCCGCTGCGATGTCTTGTACGGCTATGCCGCGCAGCGTCCGGAATGGGCCGTCAGGATCGCGAGCTAAAGGGGAGTCCAATGGCAACAACGAAGAGCGCAGCAGACCTCGACGTCGCCGTGTGGCTGGCGTCGAATCCGAAAGAGGCCGAACCGGGGGCCTACCCCAAACTCTTTTACAACGTAAACCTGCCGCCGATGCTGGTGCGCGATGCGGCGACAGAGGCGAGCATCGGCAGCGCCTGGCGGCCGATCGACCTCCTCGAACCCGAGGAGCCCGGCGGGCCGATACCGGACGTTCCGCCGGTCATGCTCGTGCCGGCGAACGCCGACGTGCCGGTTGCCGGCGGGTCGGGCAGCTTCGACGTCACGATCACCGGACCCGGCACGAGCGGGACCTGGACGGCGGAAAAGGACGCCGTCGCCGACTGGCTCACGCTCGACTCGCCGACGACCCCGCAATCGACCGACGGCCAGGTGCAGTACACCGTCGCGGCGAACGCAACCGGTGTGGCACGCTCGGCGAACATCTACGTCAACGGCCAGACCTTCGCCATCACGCAAGCCGGCGTATGAACCCCTCCGAAGACTACCCGCGGATGATGTTTCACCGCACGCTGCCGTGGGTGATCGTCCAGTCGCGGGAGGAGGAAGACGCGCTCGGTTCCGACTGGGCGCGCACGGTTTGGCCGGCGGGTGAAGTTCCGCCGGCCGGGCCACCTCGCGAAGAGCCCGGCGAATCCTCGGAGCCCTTGTGGCCGCCGGAACCGGCCGCGGAAGCCTTTGAACCCGCCCCCCGGAAGGCCCGGCGGGCAGTAGCGAAGAAGAGGTAGCGGCGGTCGGGCGTGCCGCCCGCACCTTCGCCGCATTGAGGTCCAGATGCCAACCGTTAGCGAATTGATCCACTCCTCATTCCGGTTGATCGGCGCGATCGCCGCCGGCGAGCTGCTCGAGACGAACGAGCTGAACGACGCGCTTGTCTCGCTCAATCAGATGCTCTCGAGTTGGAACACCGAGGGCGCTTCTCTCGTCGCCCGCAAGAGGCTCCTGCTTGCGGTGGCCGGCGGCGGGCCGTTCGTCCTGTCCGAGCGGCCCGTTCGGATCGAGGCGGCGTCCGTCGCGTCGGGCGGCATCGACTCGCAGCTCGAGATCGTGGATTCGGCCGGCTGGGAGTCGACGCCGGAAAAGGCGGCGCAGTCCGTCTACGTGCGCCGCCTCTTCTGCGACTACGGCTACCCGTCGGCGTCGGTGTACATCGCGCCGATCCCGCGCCTCGGCGGGCAGCTCGAGATGTGGATCTACGTTCCGCTCGCTCAGTTCACCTCATTGGCGCAGGTGATCGACATTCCGCCGGGATACGAGATCGCCGTCCGCTACAACTTCGCGATGGCATTGCTGCCGGAATACCCGCGATCCCAGGTCGATCCCACACTGCCGACGCAGGCGCAGATGTACAAGGCGTCGATCGTGCAGCTCAACGCGCAGCACCATATGCGCTCGCAGGCGCCGGCGGCCGTCGCCGCCCCGCAAGGATAACCAATGGGCACCGTCATCCCGAAGTTCCCGAACGCGATAGCCGACCTGAGCTGGTTGACGATCGCCACGAATCAGCTACAGACGCGCCTGGCGGTTCCCTGCGGCGCGGCCGATACGACCCTCGGCGTGGTGGACGCCAGCCGCATCGTGCAATGGTCCCTCCTGACGCTCAACGACGGGACCAACGGCTCGACCGTCTCGGAGATTGTCCTCGTGACGCTCCCGCCGGCGGGAAACATCCTCACAGTGCAGCGGGGCTACGACGGCACGACCGCGAAGGCGCACGCCGCCGGGGCCATCGTTAGCGGGTACGTCGTCGCCTGGCATCAGAAGTCACTGGCGGCCGAAGTCGCGGCGATCGAGCAGACGCTCGGCCCAAATCTGTCGAACGTGGGTGTGGGGATTCCGAGCCTTCTCGTCTCCTCGAGGTTCGCCTTCCCTCCGCAGTCGCCGGGCGGAAATCTCGTTGTAGGGAACAACTCAATCACCCTCTCGCCAGTGCCGCAGGGCGTGAACGGGACGAACACCGAGCACTGGCTCTACATCAGCGGTGGAACCGGCGCCGCGGAAGCCGTCAAGATCACCGGCGGTTCGGCAGTCTCGGGGGCGCCCACCGGGGCTCTCATCGTGAACTGCGCTAACGCGCACTCCGGAGCCTGGACGATTGGAACCGCAACGGCCGGCATTCAGGAAGCCGCTTATTCGATCCCGGCGAGCGGGATCTATGGGGCGGGGGCCGGGCAGGTAATGATTTCCGGCGGGTGGAACACGGTCCATGCGCCGATCACCAATCCGATCGATCGCAACGTCACGTTCTCGGGACTGGGGCCGCAAGGGACAGTGGTTCAGGTAGCAACCGATTTTCCGCTCACGGCTCAAGGCGTGTTTGTGCTCAGGGCCTTAACTATCGGGCCGCCCGCGTACACGATTACCGGCGCGGTGACCGACCTCGCAATCATCTTCACGCAGCCGGATGAAACGGTCTTCACCAATTACATCCACTGGCCGCCCGGCATCTACACTTCAGGCACATGGCATCCGCTGTTTCAGAACCTCGAAATCATCGCGGCCTGGGTGGCAATCAAATCGGACGCCGCGCTCGGCCCTCAGGGCGGGCTCACGATCGACAACTGCCAGCTATCGGCCTTCCGCCACGGCATCGACATCGATCAGAGCTTTCAGCCGACGATCATCAATGCAACGACGGTCGATCCGGAAGGTCTGAGCAATAATCAAATCCTGGCGTTTTTCAACGCCACTCCGCGCCCGATCGGCCTCTACCTGGGCCGCATCGATGCGCTGGCCGTGACCAATTTCGTCACCGACGCCGCCGGGGCGGTTCTTCATCCCGGCCTGGGAGGGACGGACACCGGGCCGAATGGCTCGATGGTTAACGTGTGGTTCGACCTCGGGCAGTTCATCATGCTCGCGGGGAGTCTCACCATCGCCAACGGTAACTTTGGCACCGGCAGCGCCATTCCGGCGATCAACATGTTGGGGGGCAAGCTGCAACTCGCCAACTGCGCCTTCGGCACGACCTTCGCCCATCCGGTGATCGAGACGAATGTCGCGGCCGGCTACAACGCGAACCAGTATCCCGCCGCGCTCGAGATCAGCAACAGCTACTTCCATACTTTCGGCGTCGACACCGCCGCAATTTCGGCCGCCATCGCAGGCGCCTACGCCGGCACGTTTACCCTCACTCTGACCGGCAACGTCTTCGCTCGCAACCCCGACATCGTGTTCGCAGTGCCGACCGTGTCTATCGGGCCCGGCAAAATCGTAGTCGTCGCGAGCGGTAATTCCTGGCCGACCCACCCCGGCAGCGGCTCCGGATTCTCGTTGTATCTCACCGATGACCAACCCCACGCCATCGGGCTGAACAGCTTCAACGGGTGGTCACTGCGGACGCCGGCCACGCTCCAAAAGGCTTCGATCGCCGCGCCCGCGGTCAACTCCACCACAGCCGTGGCGTCCGCGGCAACGATTACGCCGACCGGGCCTCTGTTCCATGTGACCGGCGCGGTAGCCATCAGCGGCATTCCGACGCCGGCAGGCTTCCCCTACACGTCGTTCGTCATGATTCCCGACGGCGCTTTCACGCTTGTGGCTTCGCCGACCATCGGAAAATCCTCTGCCGCCGTCGTCGGACAAGCGATGGTGATGACGCGGGACGCGGCGACTGGCGTATGGTACCCGAGCTATTAAGATGACACCGACCTGGAACGCCACGCTCTGGAACGCAAGCCTGTTCGGCGGCGCGGGCATTCCGGCGGGCTTCACGCCCCGCCAGGTCGGGCAGGGCCTGCTCTATCCCGCGCTCCGCAAGGCCCAGGTGACGCTCGGGCCGGGGCGCACGCCGTCGCCGGCGCAGTTCCAGGACTCGATTGACGAACTCAACCGTCTGGCGGCCTCGCTAAACTGCGACCGGCTGTTCATTTACTCGGTCACCCGGTCGGAGTTGCCGCTCGACCCGGTAAAGGGCGCTTACACCATCGGACTCTCGCCCGAAGGGTATGCCACCGCGGACTTCGCCGTCGCACGGCCGCAGATGATCGAGAGCGCCAACCTGCTATGGGGCAACGGTTCGTCGAGCCCGCTAGCGCTCGCCGACTCGGTCAATCGCAGGCCGGGAATGGCGCTCTACAACGACCGCGGCTATCCTATCTCGACGCTCTACTTCGACCCGGCGCCGCCTTCGGGATGCACGCTCGAGTTGCTCGCCTGGACGCAGGTTCCGTATTTCCAGGGGATCACCGACGTGGTGCTCCTGCCGATGCAGTACGAGGACGCCCTCGTCCTGAACCTTGCGGTGCGCCTGGCTCCGCACTTCCAGCGGGACGGCGTGCCCCCCGACGTGCGGAGGGACGCGCAGCTCTCGCTGATGCGCCTTCAGTCGATCAACGCGCCAATGCCGATCCTCGACCTCTCCTGGGGGCCGGGGAGCTGGGGCTACAACGACTACGGCTACGGCGTCTCCATCGGCAGCGGGTCGAGCGGCTCGAGCGGCTCGGGGGGCACGGGAGTTCAGGGGCCTCCCGGCCCTCCTGGACCGCAGGGACCGGCGGGGCCGGCGGGACCGGAGGGGCCTGGCGCCGCGGCCACGTTCGGGCTCACGATCGATGGCGGGGGTTCGCCGGTCACGGCGGGCGTAAAGGGCTACATCAGCGTCCCGTTCGCCTGCACGATCACGGGGTGGGATGTCGTCGCCGACCAGGCCGGCAGCATCACGATCGAAGTGGCGAAGAAGGCCGGCGGCGTGCCGAACACGACGACCGACAAGATTAGCGCCTCTTCGCCGATCGCTCTCGCGGCCGCGCAGATCGTCCAGAACGGATCGATCGCCGGCTGGACGACCGCCGTAGCGGCCGGCGACGTGATCGGTTTCAACGTGACGGCCGCGACGACGGTGACGCGGGTGACGGCAACGATCAGGATGACGAAGGTCTGATATGGCCGCGAGGTTCTTCATCGCCGGGGGCGTCGACAACAACTGGGGAACAGCCGGGAACTGGTCTGCCACCAGCGGCGGCGTTGCCAGCGGCGTTGCTCCCACCGCCGCTGATGATGTTCACTTCGACGGCAATTCCCCCAACTGCACGGTAAACGCCTCGGCGCGGGTGGCCCTGACACTGGACTTCACCGGCTACACACAGACCATCACGATGAGCCAGCAGATCACGGTTTCGGGCAGCGTGACGCTGGCGGCGGCCATGACTATCGCGGGCTCGGGCGCGCTTCTCGTCATCGCGACGGCGACCCTGACGAGCAACGGGAAGACGTGGCCCAATGCCTTCGGGCTTACAGCGACAGGCACAGCGACCTACACGCTGGCCGATAACTGGGTTGTGAGCGGCCTCTGTACAGTCGGAGGGGCCAGCGCAACAGCCACGATAAACGGTTTCACCTTGTCCTGCGCCAGTGGCCTCACGCAGGGCGGCTCGGGCAGCTCAGTTATCGGCAGCACCGTGTTTATTCTGACCGGCACAGGCACGGTGACGCCATCGACCAGCACGGGCACATTCCGCTCGCCCCTGACCATCAACGCCCCCGGCTCCACGATCACGTTTGCCACCGGCCAGTGGCGGCATAATACCGGCGCACTAACCTACGTCGCGGGCACGGTCGTCGTTGGCAACACTGATCTGATTGCCGTCCTCGGTATGACCTTCGACACCGGGGGCGCGGCAATGGTCTTCCGCTCGGTGACGCTCGGCGGGTCAACACAAACGCACACGTTCAACTCCAGCCTGCATACGGTCGATCTGCTGCCACAGGGCACAACCACAACCACAACAACGCTAAACGGAGCCACTGCCGACATCGTTGTGAGCGGCAACCTGACCATCACGAACACAACCACCGGCAACTACAGCGGCACGCTGCGCTCGGTCATCCTGGCTGGCACGGGCACGGTGTCCTGGGCATCGCTCGCCACGGGCGGGCGCTGGAATCTGCCCATGATCTTCGATGCAGGCGGGGGCACAATTACGGCGTCGAGTGCGTTCGCCATCGATCTCAGCAAGGTGGTCTACCTGTCTGGGACGGTCATCACCAGCGCAACCTGGACAACCGGCGGCGGCGTCACCCCGACATTCCCCCCGGCGTCGAAGGTGTACGCCGGAACCGACAGAGGCGACGGCACGCTCGGCACGCTCCACGCCAGCAATATCGCAACGGCCGCGGGCGCTGGCGTGAACCTCACCCCCTCGATCCTCCTGTCGGGCAACACTGTCGACGACGTCGTAGGGACGCATACGGAGCCCGTGGTGGCGTTTCCCCCCGCCTCCAAGGTCTACGCCGGCACCGACCGCGGCGACGGCGTGGTAGGCACTCTGCACGCCTCCACCATCGCCGCCGCTGCTGGCGCGGGCGAGAACCTCACGCCGGCCATCCTGCGGATCGGGCACACGGTCGATGACGTGGTCGGCGCCCAGACGGACCCGGTCATCACGTACCCGCCAGCGTCCAAGGTGTACGCGGGATCGAACCGGGGCGACGGCGTCATCGGAACCCTTCACGCGAGCAACATAGCGACGGCGGCGGGGAGCGGATCGAATCTCGCGGCGGGCGACCTACGGTCGGGCGTGACGGTAGACGACGTGGCCGGCTCGCTGGTCCCGACCGGCGGGACCGTCACGGGCGGCGCTTACACCTTTATCGACTGATATGAAGATCTCTCTGGCCGGGCCATCCTACGCCGCAAAGTCGGTAGTAGCAGCCACGCAAGAGACGATCAACTGGTATCCGGAGACGCTCGCCGTTGGCGACGAGCCGCGGCGTCAGGTGCTGGTCGGCAGACCTGGACTGAAGTTCTTCGCGCAGCTCACGCCGAACAAGATCCGCTGCCTCTGGGCCGGCGGCGGCCGCCTGTTCTCGATCCACGGCAACAAGCAGTCGGAGATCACCGAAGCAGCCTCGATCACGACGGCAACGCAGACCGTCGCGGAGACGCCGGCCACGTCACCTGATCCGGCGCAGATCTTCAGCAACGGCCACCAGCTCCTGATCATCAGCGGCGGGCTGGTGTACTGCGACAACGGCACGGGACCGGAGCCCGCGCGGTTCACGACGTTCGGCCTGGTCGATACGGACGGCACGACGACCGTCTACTGGACGACGAGCGGAACGACTCCCGAGACGTCCGAAATCTTCAACCCC